GGAGCATACACTGCACCAGTTTCGAGGAAGTTATTTCCACGGAAACCAACCAAGATGACGTTTTCAGTCATGTATGGGTTCTTATAGACTTGGAAGCGACTTGCGAAGCTACCAACACGGCTCACGCCCATTGCGAACTTAGCACTGTCACCGTCAGTGTTCACAACATAACCTGGAATAGATTCCAAGATAGTTGCCACGTCAGGAGAGCATACCAAGAAGTTAGCACCACCACGGAGAGTCAATTGGTGAATCTTGTTAGATACCTTTTGAATCTTGTTTCCGAGGGTTTGGAACCAAGTTTGCTTGACATATGCGGTCTTAACAGTATTGTCAATCGTTCTGTTGAACGACACAGTTTGCTTGTTAGCCCCAGAGAGGGATTTGGTAAACTCGTTACCAATTGCAGCAGACCATGCTTCGGTTGTGACAGCAGGTGCTGCACTAATCAACATGTCGAGGATTTCGAGGTCGATTTCCATAGACACATATTCACTCAACAATGCAGTCAACTCAGCTTCTGCATCAATACTGTGATAAGCATTCAAGTCTTGAGCCAATTCAGGAGTCCAAACGGCTTTCAACTTACGGGTTTTAGCGACGATAGGTTCGCTCTTGAGTTCCAAGTTAACTTCTGGAATACCAATACTGTTTAAGGTATTAGCACCGCCGTTAAAGTTATTATTGGAGTTAGGATTGCTTGCGCCATCTTCGAAGTCACCACGGGTTGAATCCGTTGGTTGTTTCGTGTAAACCAATACGTTGTTAGCTGAACCGGAGTTAGGACCGAGCCATGTAGCAGATGCCGACACGATAAGAACAGCTTGATAGTATGGATTACTGATACTACCAGTATTATACACTTCGGCAAATTGACCGAGTGTAGAGTTAATGCCAGAACCTGACAACACCCAACCACGAACAGCATTCAAATCACCATTGAACACGCCGTTAGAACCGCTATTAGCACTATTGTCGTCCAAGTTAAGGGTGACTTTCCAGTAATTACCTGGGTAGGTTACCGTTGAAGCACCTACGGAACTTGCGCTAACATAATTAGCATCAAATTGCAAGTCACTTGCAACAGCAGCTTGAGCGGTTGAATCACCGCCGTTAGAACCACTAATCGTGAAAGAAGCGGTAATTTGGTTGGCAGTATAATAACCAGTTCCTGCACCATACAAACCTTTTACGGCTGCATCAGTGGAACCGAGCTTAATACCGTTACCACCAAACAATGAATCACCTGCGGTTTTACCATTGGCAGTTGTGCCATACTTGAAATCCAAGTAGAAGATAAGACCGGATGGGAGGTTCATTGGTTGAACGCTGACGAATTCTTTAGCAGCGATTTCAGCAAATACACGGCGAACGAGAGGGAGAGCTACGCCAGCCCATTGTTCACTGTTTGCAGAAGTTCCCGTTGCGGTAGATTCGCTCAACAATTGTTGTGCTTGATTTTCAAGCAAGATAGACATATTTGCTTGGTCAATATTTTTAAGACCTTCGAGCAAGCCTGTCTTTTCCCACTTACCACGCAATTGACGGGTTTCTTCCATCAAACGTGTTTGTGGATTTTGATTATTTGTCAATAATGACTTAATATCACTCATATTTATTTTCCTTTATATAGTTTAATTTTTTCTCACCATTACTTTTTAACAGCTTTGATTCCGGCGAGAGTTTGGAATCTAGTTGCTTGTGCGTTGGTATTTTCAACAATAACTGCTGGAGCAGGTTTCGTTGATGCTACCGTTTTGCTTGCCAATCCTTCGGTAATAGTTTTTGCAACAGTATTGGTCTTTTTGACTGTTGATTTACCAAAATTAAACGATTCGGCTAAACTTGTATATGCGATTTTGACTTCACGAATAGTTTGGGTCAAATCGAAAGTTTCTACAATCTTCATCTTTTGTTCGTTTGTCAAACCATAGTTCTTGAACAATTTGTTGGTATACAACAACTTGGCATTTAACAAACTAACTTCGTTGAGTTGTTTCTTGTAATGAGCGATGGCTTCGAGAGCATCATCACGTTCTTTAATAACGCCTTCATAGCATTCTTTAGAAACGGATTCTTCTTCCTCTTCCTTAGCTTCTTTTACAGTTTCTTCCTCTTCCTCTTCTTCTTCTTCCTCTTCGGAAGCTTCATTCAAAGATTGGAGAAGTTCTTGTAAGTCGATTTCTTCCATGCTTTCTTCAGCAGGAGCAGCAGGAGCAGGAGCAGGAGCAACTGGAGCAGCAGGAACTTCATCAGTAGCAGGAACCGCAGGAACTGCTGGAGCAGCATCTGGAGCAACTGGAACTTCTGGAGCAACTGGTGCAGCAGGAGCAGCATCGCCTTCTTCTTCTAAATCTTTACTTAATTCAGCCAAGATTTCATCCAATTCGGTATCGGAAATAGTTTCTTCTGTAGCAGCCTCGTCATTGTGCATGACAGCTTCTTCTTCTTCTTCTTTTGGAGCTTCTTCCAACCATTTTTCGGTTTCTTGACCTTTATTTTTTTCAATTGAACCGGCTGATTTGTATTTTGCGGCAGCGGAAGTAGTTTTAGAGGTTGACGTGCCAGCGGCAGTTGGGTCAAACACACCTTCTTCTTCCATACCAGCTTCTTCTTCCATACCAGCTTCTTCTTTTAATTTTTTAGCTAACATTGCTTCGGCTTTTGGCAAGAACGCTTCTTCCAATGCTGCTTTGGCATTTGCGAGTGCAGTAGCTCTTACAGCTTTAGCATCAGCAATAGCTTGTTCTAGTAATTTTGACATAGTGTTATTATATTTATTCCTGAAGTTATTTGGAACTCCAATAGTAGGATTATTATTGGGACAATATAGAAGATATTGTATTCTGAAATATAAATATAATTAAAAAATAGAAAAACGTCATTTATTTGAAAAAAAATTAATATTTATTGATATATGCCATACACATACAAAAAAGTTGGAGACAAATATTGTGTCTACAATAAGAATACCGGAAAGAAAGTTGGATGCACTAGTGGGTCAATAAAAAAATATTTAGCTGCATTGCACACAAATGTTCCTGATGCTAAAAATGAGAAATTAAAAGAAGGTATTAAAAAAATCATTCGACAATTTTTGAAAGAAGATGCGAACGTAATAATGAGAACAAAAGTTGAAAATGATAAAATTGAAAATCTTTTAAATAAAAATGTGGGCATTCCATTTGATTCAAAGGAAAAACAAGAAGTTATTTTCAAACAAGGTGAACTAGGAATTAAATCTACTATTCAACGAAATGGAACAGAAATTAAATTTTCAACCAGTGATATGTTCGGTAATAATAAAGTTAATGTTATTAAAAAATTAAAAAACATGAGTGACCCAAATACGCTTGTATATGCTAACTTCTTTTCATCAATTCCTACAAATACCGAAACTCCAGAAACCGAGCAGCCACAACAATCGGCACCAGAACAAGAACCAAGTAAAACATATATAAAATTGTCACAACCTTTTGAAGATAAAGGTTCGGAAAAGTTAGATATTCTTGGAGATTTTATACAACAATTAGATAAATAATATGACTAAATTAAGTAATTTTTTAAATCCAAAATCAGATTCGGACGAACATAAGGTTGATTTTGATAATCCTGATAGTTGGAAATGGAAAGATGCAATGCATCTTGCCGATATGGGATTTGAATGTTATGAAGAGTCTACACGCTTTAAATTGACTGAGAAAAAAGTAGACACTACATTAAATGTTGAAATTTACAAAAAGAAATCTAATGGAGATTATGTTATGGAAATGAATGGTAGAAAACATTTATTCAAAACATTTGAGGCATTGATTGAATTTATCGATACTAGAAATCAAGAAATTTAATTCACTATTATACAAAAGAAAAACCCGTTAAGAACTAACTTAACGGGTTTTTCGTGGTTGTATAGCTAAATTAATTTATTTCGTAATAATTTTCCAATGTTTTCCCAATTTTCTCATAAGAAGCTTTCAATCTTTCATTTGATTTCCATGCTTCCAAAGCAACTTTACGAAGGTCAGAAGCTTCTTTTTTGAGTTCTTTCATATCTTTTTCAATACGACCAGTTTGCAACATATCCTCACTTGCTTCTTCCAATGCATATTTTTCCGCCAATTCAGTTACTTTCAACAATGCTTCGGCAATTTCTCTTACATCGCCGTATTCATAAAGTTTTTTACCCACTTCATTATATTGATTAACCATACCAAGCAATTGTTTCTTGGCTTCTGGTGTCATTTTTTCTGGTTGAGCGGGTTGTCCAAAACCACCGATGCCGGATTCTGTAATAATTTCTTTTAGCTTCATAGTTATAAATATAGTTGTTATTAATAAATATCAAGTTAAAATCATAAATTCACATTTAATTCATATTTTATACTACCACAATCCCATATTCTATCATACCCATTATTCTTCATATTTTCCCATTCAGATAAGGATTCATCGAAATTTTCCAGTTTGGTTGATAATTTTTGTTTGGAAAATGAAAATCTGTGAAATCTTTTATAATTAGTATATTTACCATAATACCAATAGTTAGGCACCCCCTCATTTATTAATTTGAATCCAATTTTTTCATAGAATGCATTATGTCGATACGTATATCGTCTATCAGCATAACTTATGATTTTAATCGGACTATGTTGTTTTATAAAATGTTTAATTAGTTTACTTGCTCCACCGACCACGTTTATACTCGAACATAATCTGTATAATTCATATACATTTTTTTGGTGAGCATTTCCCATAATCATTCGTAGATTCCCAAATGTCGCAGCCATAACCAATTTATCATTATAATACAATCCATATTGAATTGAACTATTGTCTTTTCCCTGTATATGATTATTTATTAAAAACTTTTGACATTCATCGTTATTAATAGGTTTGATTACACATTTTCGGGCATATATAGAATCGTTTTGTTTAAAAAAATTAGTCAGTTTTGATTTAACCACATCTTTTTTTAACATCCACTCGTCCTCAAATATATGAATTAAATGAATGTTTTTATTTTCACACTCAATGGTTTTGTTTAAATGGTATTTTTTATCTTTGTTACCATTTATTTCACCGTGCCAATATAAACCATCACACTCAATCGCCAATTTTAAATGAGGTATATAAATATCAATATCTTTATTTGTTAATACCGTTTTACAATTCATAATCAAATTAGATTCGTCGGTCAGAGTTTTAATATAATCATATATTTCCATTTGAAAATATGAATTGGATTTATAACATTTCGGACACCGTGGTAAATCACCGTCCTCCAAACAATCTAAAAATTCATGGCAACATTTATTGCATTTAAATTTATATTTTTCAAATAATCCGCCCGAAACATAGTCATTTTTAGAAAACATCGGGGTTGCCAATTCTTGCAACCTATTTGTAGAAAATAAACTATCATAAAAATCCAAACGGCGAGTTTTTGCCGTTTTATTTTTAATTTCCGATACCTGTTGAACATTTTTGACTCCGTATTTTTTATATACCGCACATTCTTTTTCCTTTTGTTTTTCCAAAAAATAATCAACTCCGTGATTTTCCATACACGTTTTCTTTTTCTTTAATTTTACCGAATCTATCTGTGATACATTTTCCACACCATATTTTTGAAGATTTGTTTTTTTAATTTTATCTTTTATAATTGTCGATTGTAAACCATATTCATTTCCATATTTTTCTAAATTTGTCACCTTAATTTTGTTTATTACAACATCATCCGTTTGAGCACACCGATTACAACAATATTTTAAATATCCAGTGAAAAATCCTGTAAATGCTGGAATATTGTTGCATTGTGAATTATGACATTTTATTGACGACGTTGAATCATTACAAATGTGCCACAATCTTTCGGAAAATTTATCGGAAGACAGGGGGAAAGCTGTTTTGGCGATTATTTGATTATATTCATTTATAAATCCATTATTACTAAACCACTCTTTTTTAAGTCGTTTGGCTACAAATTTATTATTAACCATTAAATTTTTATCAATCCAATTTTTCATATTAATCGCATTCGAGTTTGATTATAATTATAAATTGGTTGAAATAAAAACACAATATTTTTTAATCATATTGTGTTTTTATATTTAATTTAAATTGTTTAGAATATCTCGGATAATAGTTTCGGTCTTTTCCCATTTATTGGTGATGGGGTTTTTAACCACTCCTTCTTGAAGTGGAGCTTGTCCATCTGGATATAAAAATGCTCCACGAGTTGAAGGATTACTAACGAAATCGAACGCAATCAATTCAAAATCGTCTTGCACTTCATCAGCACTTTCTCTGACATTTTTCTTGACACTTCCCATGCCACGAGAACTGATACCCAACTTGATTCCAGATTTAAATAATTCTTTTAAAATATTACCACTCGGAGTAGTTAATACTTCAACGGTTCCAATCAAATCATCGCCTTGCCATGCCATACCAACAACGTTATGACTAACGTTTTGAAGATTGACTACTTGGCTTTCTGGATGGTCTAATTCACCTAAAGCTCTACGCTCTCTAATAAAATTTTCCATGTATTTGGCAGCTTCTCGTTCGAGCACATCTTTTGGATAGATTCTGCCATTTTGATTCTTAGCATTTGCACGTTGCAATACCCCTTTAACAATAAATGGGCCACCTTTAGAAGCAGCTTCATTGATTATATCTCTTGATACTTCAAATGATATGCAATCTATTAATAATTCCTTGTTCATATTTAAATTCCTTGTGTTGCCGTATTAGGCGTTTTTTCAACGGGAGCAGGAGTAAGTTTTTGTGCTGGCGTTGGAACTTTGGCTGCTTTATTAGTTTTTGTATCAGCTTGGCCTAAAATTTTAATTTTCATGCCAGTTTCTAAGAAATATTCCTTTTCCTTTTCATCCTTGAATATAACAACATATCTTTCGTAATAAAAATCAATACTTACACCCGTTACATTGATAGTATAATCTTTTTTAGGTTGACCATAACCTTTGGATGCTCTAATCAACACTTTTTTACCACCAACTTTTTGCATTAATTTTTCTTGAAAATTGTTCTTTGCAGTTTCGGTAGCTTGTGCTAATTTGGTTTCAAAATCGTTAAAATCAAATGCGGGACTATATTCATTAGAAGAATCTTGTCCAGCAGGTTGTGCGGCTGGTTGTGCTGGAGGTGCTGGTTGAGCAGCAGGTTGTGCTTGAGGAGCCTGTGGATTAGCCACTTGTTCCTCACCAGCCTCTAATAATGCTTTTAATTTAAACATATTATTTTTTATTTTTATCTACATTATCTTCCTCAAACAAAGTTCCCGTATCTTTTTTACCAATTTGTTTGTATCCGCCTGATTTATCATCGGGGTCATTTAATCCTGCCGTAGCACTTGCGGTTTTACCAAAAGCATACGGTGTGGAAATACCACCAACAGCACCTGTTCCAGTGACTTCTTTCATTTGTTTTCTAACCAATTTCTTAATTACTTCTTTGAGTTTACTGATAATAATTTTATCTTTGGCATTAGCGTCGGATTTACAACCACATTTTTCACATTTGCATATGGATTTTTTTGATTGCTTAGTTTCGGTTTTTGGTTTAAAATCTACTTTTTTATCGCCAAATTTAGATGCTTGAATCCCATCAAAGTCTTTACCGAATTTCTTTTTGTAATCATCATATTCGGGTTCTTTGCAATCGGAACATTGACAAGTTGGTTTGTTTGTGCATTTACTCATACGGTTTGTCCTTTAACTTCTTTAATCAATTCATAGCCCAATAAAATAGCCATTATATGATTGTCTTTAATATTTTTTGGTTTAATTTTATCCAATTGTTTGATAGTTTCAGTAATTTTAATTAATACAACCTCATTATCAATTTTGCTTTTTAATTCAACTAATGCACTTTTGATTTTTTCAAACTCTTTTGTGACGATTTCGTTTAAATTGTTAGTATTAGAAATGTTGTTAATATATTCTCTTAATATATTTTTTTGATTGTCATCTAAATTTTTGTATTTTTCATTTAATGAATCGACCAAAATCTTATAACTCAATAGTCTAATTTCTTCATTTTGTTGTTTATAGAAATTAACCAATTGGTCTTCGTCTTGAACTTTGAGTTCTTTCTTCGCACCGCACAAGTGTTCACTGATGCAATTTCTCGATTGAACAATTTCTTTTACATCAAATTTGGCTTTTGAATTGGCTGCATCCTCAAATAATTTGCAAATGGATGCATTTACTTTATAATTTTTAATGGATGACTTTAAAAAATCTTCGATGGGATATGTATCTCTTATTTCTTTAACTAAATTGTATTTTTCTTCCAACAATGATTTATTATTTAATTTAGAGCGTTTACTCATTACAATATCTATGTATTTTTCTGCTTGTGGTTCGCTCTTCGCCTTTTCATTCAATAAAAAATGATAAAGTTGCCATTCTTTGCCTAATTCTTTGCTCTCGGAAAAATATTTAAATAAAATATTTTTTGCGGGAGAGTTCTCACGATTGGCAAGAATATCCGCCGTAATTTGTCTAGTTAACAATTCGAACAGTATTCCTGTATTTTTAAACTTAGAATGTTTGAGTTTGCTCATATTTCTTCAATTAATAAATATATAAAAATTTGCGTAAAATATATAATAATTAGATTTTTATATATATATATTCAGCTTTCAATGTTGTTTTCGTCCATATATGACCCCGTTTTTTTGTTTTCTGATAACAAATCTTTCTTATCAGCATCCAATGATGATAAAAACACGCCAAGTCCTTCCAAATTCAATGGACTATCGTTTTTATATACATGTCTAATTGGGTCTGTATCGTCTCGTGTGCTAAAAGCCAATTTACCTAATCTATCTTCTCCATATGGATAATCTGAAGCTTTTTTCTTACCTGCTTGTGATGGTCTTACATATGGCTTTTTAGACTTTTCTGCTAACGGAGCAGCAGGTTCTTCTGGTGCAGCAGGTTCTTCTTCACCACCACCAATTGGTGGCTCGGTTGGAGCTTCTTCACCACCACCAGCATTTTCTTGACCTGGTGGTTTAATTTTGTCAAACGGTTTAGCAGGGTCATTACCTTCTTCTTCAATTTGTTTAAATCTATAAAGTTGTTTGCTATCTTCAACAACATCATTGGATACTGCAATTGCATCATCTTCCGACATATGAAATATTTTATCATATATCCACTTTTTACTAAACAATTTTTGCTCCATCATGTCTTTGGCAACACCAACTTTATCCGTCCACATGGAAATTTTTTCTTTTTCAAATATTACAGATGGATTTGTAAGTTCCAAACTAAAATTGACCAATGCAGCATCTTTATAGCCTTGTGCATATAAATGAACAATTGCAATTTTAGTCAATTCACTAACCAAAATTCTTTGAATTCTTAAAATTGTCTTGGCAAATCTAACATCTTCGCCAGCTAATGTTGCCTTACCACTCAAATCTTCTTCATAAGTTAAAAACGCCTTTGGAATTTTCAATGCTGCCATCAATTTATTGCGAAGATATTCAACATCATCAATGCCTGTAAATTCCATACCAGAAAGAGGCTCAATGCTTGTTCCACTATCACCACCACGAACCGGAATCCAAATGTCTTCGGCAAAATTTTGAAGATTAAATCGTAAATTATAATCACCTGTTTTTTCATCAATGTATGGAGCTTTTTGAATTTTAGACGTCAATTTTTCCATATAAGCGTCAATTTCTTGAGGAGGTAAATTACCCACGTCAATTCTATATACACGCTTTTCTGGTGCTCTCATAATACGATGGATTAACATTGCGTCTTCCATCAAAGAAAGTTGTTTCCAAACACGACGACCATTTTCAATCATGCTTTTGCCATACGGAAGAAAATTGCTATCGCTTAATAATCTAAAATGTGCTACATTGTAATTTTCGAGATTTTCAATCTTACCACCTTCAGGAAGATTCACTTGAAACTTAACATATGCTTTGTTATTCAAATCACTATTTTCAACACGAGTTACATTATAAGCACTCATTGGTTCTACCATGTATACACCATATTCTGGTGAAATATACAATTTGAGATAAAAATCTCCGTATTTTACCAAATTTCTAGTCCAAGACCAAAGGTTAAACTCGATATTGAGAATATCATAAAATAGATTCTCAAGAATTTGTTTAATGTTACCATTGTCCGAATGCACGGTTAATATATCCCCCAATTCGTTTTTTGTTATACATTCATCGGCATAAATATCTAATGCAGACGCAATGATTGGGTCCATATCCATAGTATCATAATCACGAAATAATTCGATACGGGATGCTTGGTAACTAAGAGAAAAATCACGGCTATATTGATTAAATGCCGAAGTTCTGATACGATTAAAACGGTCACGTAATGTATTGCGGTCTGTGGCATACATTGCCTCATCCGTATCCACCACTTTTAACTGTTTACCACCAATGTTTCTGACTATTACATCTGTGCTAAAAAGTTTTTTAAGTCTCGCATAAAGCGAACGTTGTTTCAAATTTTGAAATTCTGCATCTGGCATATAAAAATAAATAGTGTAAATGTATTATAATAACCAATTTAATGATTGATTTTTCTCACGACCCGTCTCAAAAGTCCATGATTTTTGAGCCATTTCGGAGTTTTTGGTGTATTTCAAGCTGTTAGAATTGTCATATCCCGTTCTTTTTATACCGCTCAATATAACTCGATTGACATCCATTGCTTCTCGTCGTAATCTTAATGCGGTATCTCTAATCCACAACCCAATTGCAGCACTAATAACCAAATCATCATTGTATCCTCGCATCGCTTCGGCCTTACCATTGTGCCAAACAAATACGCTTAATTCATCTAACAATCTATTAGAACGAATATTAAATACTTTTTCACGAATACATGTCTCAAGTTTTTCAATAGCAAGTGGTCGGGTTTTTGTGCTGTTTGTGAATCCAGGAACCATTTTTTTATCCAAAGCATTTAATCTATTTGTTGCGTGTTGCTCCACATCCACATATTGCAAATCTGCACTACTATAAAATAAATTTGGATACCCTCGGTCTATAACCTGCTGAATAACTGCCCATCCATATGTCGAATTTTCTATAACAAGCAATGCAGTATTATATTCGGTGGCAACGGCTACCAACATATTACCATATTCTTTTGTTCCTATCACGCCTTTAAATTCAGCAACTTGTGCCATAGATTCAGGCTCAATCACTTGAAATGCACTATAATCATTACCATCGCCACGAGCAACGTCAGCACTTATTAAATAATTTTTTGACATATCAGGACGTTCCCATATCCAAAAACTATAATCACTACCACGAGTCTCAATAGGGTCGATAGCATTCTTTTTAAGTTCTTCAATTAAATTTATTTCGACCACAGTATTACCAGATGAAAGAAATTCGCAATCACAATTATGAACAATTCCATATTCGGTAACATATGAATTATCATCCTCCACTGATAAATTATATACATCTCGTATTTGTCCATCCGATAGTGTCACAGATGCTTGATTTGAAATTGGTATATTAACAATATCGGACAACTCCGTAACATCAATATTTTTTGTTTTTCGAACGGATATTTCCCACATAGGACTCTCGACATACTTTCTTCCTTCTATAAATCCAATATTTCCTCCAGTTTTACTTTTTCGCATTGAAAAATCCGTAATGGACAATAAATTTAAAAGATATGATACATCATAAAACAATGATTCGCTGCTCGTGACAAATTTTTTATTATATTCTTTTTTAAGGCAACCGTCGCCACGAAATACGCCATCCACAATTCCCTTGGCCAATTCTTTATTCATTACTTGATATGAAAATTTTGACAATTTTTTTGAATAACAATCTCCCCCATCGCAAAACATATCGACCATATAAGAAAACACTTCAGAACAAAATGATAAATGTCCAGTGTTACCCAAAAGACGAAAATTATGATTTGATAATCCAAATAAATTTTCAATCATAATTTTAATTTTTTCCGGCCATCCATTTTTTTCTTTTTTATAATCGAAATTGAAAGTTTTTCTTAATCTATTTCCACTTCCTTCAGCCAAATAAAGTCCCAATATATAACCAAAATCATATCCAATTTTTATATATCGATTGCATACTGTTTTATGTTTTCTATCATTGATGTAAAACTTAGAATCATTTTCACATAATATTTTTTTAAAATATTTAGGCTCCATGATATTGTATATATCCAGTGTCTGTTCCGAAGATGATATTGTGTTTTCTGTTGGAAATGTAAAAATTATATCCGAATCTGTGATATTCCCAACGGGTTTCCACGAATCATCAGTTAAAAAAGGGTGATTTTCTGTTACAAATTTTTCTATATAATTATTGGTTGAAGATATTTTTTTTGTCAATTTGGAATGTTTAAATAAATAATTTACATTCTTAAATCGCCCATTGTGAGTCAAAACTTTATCGCCAATTTTAATATCTGATATTTTTTTGGGTCCATTATAAGTATATACAATAACATCACTACTAAAACATTCTTGTGCTGCTTTTTTCGCACCCAATTCAATAGTTTGTCTATCACGCCAAGTTTGGTCACGGTCAGGATGTAAATTCCATCTAAGATTGATAGTATGAAATTGATTTTTTTTAGCTACAGCATCTACCCAAGTTTTATGAAAAAAATTACCTACTCCATTTGGTGTAGATAATAAAATAGCTCTACCACCTGTTGCCATCGTTTGTTGAGCAGAAGTCCAAATATCTTCAATACCATCAATAAATGCACATTCGTCCAATATCAATAAATATGCAGATTTACCACGAACGGAATCGGAAGAAGAAGACGCCGCCTCAACTTTGGATTCATTTTTAAATTTCAACGACAATCTATTATCTTCGACAGTTTGAATTTTCAACCAGCTTGGTAAATTGTTATTTGCTAGTCTGATTTTTGATACAATTTCTTTTGAAGTATCTTGCTTTGTGGAAATAATTAATACATTTTTACCTGGATTAAAAATCATTGTCCATAACGCATATGCAGAACATAAAGTTGATATACCCATTTGACGAGATTTTAACACAATCGTTCTATCAAAATCAATAAATTCTTGAAGAGCATTTTCTTGAAATGGATATAATTCAAATGGAATAATACCACGAGTTTGATGTTGGATTTTTACGTATTTTTTCATGAAATACATCGGGTCGAGTAAACATTTTCGATACTCTTCCTTTATTACTTCTCTCAAATTTTTTGGGTCATTTGCCATATTACGCTTTTCCCATCTTAATTCTAAATTCTGAATTGGTTCTTCCTTTTTTATATTTCTTTTTTAAATCCGATTCAATTTTGACAATTTCATTTTCATTAAAATTTTTATTATTTAATTCATCGTTTACTTCAATTAATCTTGCGGAAATTAATTCCAAATCTTTAGTTGCATCAGCTTTGATGACATCCACTCTATCGGTGTTATCATGTTCGACTTCCATCTCTACCATTTCTGGTCCCAATTCGGTAAACGATTCAAGTTTTTTTGAATTTGGTGAATTGCACCAATTTATAGTATCTTCCAATTTTGCCTTAAAATCTTTTAAATAGCCTCGAAGATATTTCAAATCTCTACGACGAATATATGCATCATACAATCCTTTGGATTTTAATACAGTCTCAAATTCAACAAAACAATCATAGCATTTTCCGGTTTTTAAAATAACTTGATTATCATACCGCTGCATGTTTTTAGAACTAAATCTGGTATCTGTATTACAAATTCTACAAATATGAGATTCCTTTACAGCATCAAGAACTGTCGTTTTGATATTATTAATTGCAACTTTTTTACCGTTTTGTTTTTTCCATTTTTTTCCAGCACCATCTTCCCATTCTTCACCTTCTTTGCGTTTTTTTAGTTCATCGGAACCCGCCATGCTAATTTGAGTAAATGGTCTGTTACCTTCAACATAATCTTTGATAATAGATAAATTCGATTTTCCAGAGGCTCTTTTCATATATTATAACTATTTTTTATGAATTTCGAAGTGTTTTTATAATTCAATATTCTTTAGATTTGCCAATTCTTTTCGGGCAGCATATAATTCTTTTCTGACACGATAAGTATTCATACTTTTATCTTCCAGTTTATCATATTCATTTTCTAATTCAGGAATTCTTTTTTCAAGAAATGCCAACCGCTTTTTTATATAATCAATTAACACACCTTCAACAACCAAAATTTTATTGTTACATTCATTGGTTAATTCATCTAAAACCGATGGTGCTATAGATTCTTTCAATCCACGCTTGGTATTAATTTTGGTATTTAAATAACGGGCCAATGCAATCAAATGTTTGCATAATCCCACATTTCTATTGATAGGAAGTGGGGTTTGCCCATTGTTTTTATTCCACGACTTGTTTCCAGTTATACTAGCACCCTTTTTGGCGTCATTATATGCATATCTATATTTAAAATCTGGACAAGTGCAGTCAACAATACATTCCATATCATCAGCAGATTTACCAGATTTTAATTCACCTTTTAAAAATTTAATATATCCTTGATGTCTTTGTCCGGTTGTGGAGGGGTTACTTTTGTAAGAAAATGTCCAAGATTCACCATCTTTACTAGATACAATTCTCAATGACTTGACATTCATTGATTTTGACCTACTAATACGGTTTTTATCGGAAACAGACATTAATTGATTAAATGTCATTTTCTCCAAAAGTAAGTCTTTTAATCGTATCATATATTATAAATATGTGGAATATAAAGAAAAACCCCTTGATTTTAAAGCCAAGGGGTTTCTTTGATTTTTTATACTATTTGTTATGCTCCTGGAAATGTAGCTCCGGTTGGGAGAATATTGAAATCAAGAACAATAAATTCGGCAGTTTTTGCGGGTTGCAAATAAATCTGACCATAAAGAATATTATTATCAATGATGTCCGCAGTATTGTTAGATGCATCCATTACCACTTTGTATGCATATAAACCACTGCGTTGTTGGACACTTTCAAGATATGGATTGACCACACTCAAGAAACGATTGCGAGTATCAGAAACATTTTGTTCAAATACCAAGTATTTACTTGTGCTTGCAATGAATTTCTTCAAAGTAATCAACAATCTACGAACGTTGATTCTATCAAGAGCACTATGTTTTACTTGAAGGGTTTTTTGACCCCAAGCAACAATACCTTGTCCAGAGAACGTTGCAATAGGATTGATTCTTGCAGCATAGAGAGAATCTCTATCGGCATTAGTCAATCTGTCAACAACTTGAACAGCTTGTGGAATACCACCACGATTCAACCCTGCTGGTGCAAACCATTCAGCCGCAGCATTGTCGCTTGAAGCATAAACAGATGGCATCAACACAGATGGTGGAACCGTAACAATTTGATTGATATTGGTATCAAGAATCTTGACCCAAGGATAATATGTTGCAACATAGTTGCTATCAATTGTGGATACGTCGTTAATTGCGGCATTAATCAAGCTCACACTTTGGTTACTGTTAGGGAACACCACGTTATCCATGATATAGAAACAGTCACCACGTTGTTCACACAAATCAATTGCTAATTGAGCAACATAAGAATGTAAACTGTGGAAAATACCTGGCATTGCAATCAAGTTAATATCAAACACATCAGCATTGCTCAATGCTCCGATACAGTGATTGTATGCTACACTTCCTGCGGAAGACACCGTAGCACAATTCAAACCTTGAGTATTACCAGCTATAATATCACTTCCAATGTTAATTGGAATTGCTGGAGATTGTCCATCAAATCCGCCTTGGAAACCAAGAACAAATTTACGCATTTTTACGTAAGTTGTTTCATTTGCTGTAAGTGTTGCAGGAATTGCATTTGACGAACCAGAAACAGACGAACTAATAAATGTAGATGTGCCAACACCACTTGCAGAATATTCAGTATCAAGATAGAATCCAGTATTTGCACCCACAGAGACATTTGCTGGAAGTGGAGCAAAATATTGAATATTATCTTTGTATATATAAGTTCCTGCGGAACCAGTTGGATACAAACCAAGAATTTCTGAATCTGCGGTCAATATTGAACCAAACACAATACCAGATGCAAATTTACCTGGGCTATTTGTTGAAGTCGAGGCTTTGCTATATTTCATCGTTGGAGTTATTGTATCAATAACAGTTCCACCGAGTGGGACATAATATGCTTCGAAACCATAAGGAACAGCACTAACTGGATAGTTAACAGTGGACATTACAATTCTAACATATTTACTAATATTATTGAATGTTCCAAATTCAAGAACTTTACCAGCAGCATTGATGAAATTATATCTATCACCAATTCTACGAGCAATATAATCAGGAGAAGTTGGGTCAAGAGTCAAGTTTTGATAAGTTTCCAAATATTTTGGACGATTTTCAGTATCACTATAATCACGAACACTCAATGTGAATGTTCCCCAATTTGTTCCTGGAACAGTTCCTGCCAATCTCACATTACTAATTTCAATTTTGTAAGAAGTATTGGCATTAGTTCCATCATTCAAAGTTGCCACTTGAAATAATTCGAATCTGTAAGATTGACCATTCACGCCAGCAACCGCTTGAGATGTAATCCAAGGAGTCAATGCATTTGTCAACGAGAATGCACTATCACCAGTTGTTGGACTCAATGAATATTGGTCGGTGAATTGCAACGGTTGAATTGAACCAGTAAATGCAGTATTATTGATATCAATTGGTGCAGCAATAAACACTTTCCAATCTGGTGGGTTTGCAGTAATTTCTGCGATACTATCTTCAAAAATAGAATATATGTATGCCGCATCAATTTTTTGTCCGGTTACTTGTTTTGCTGGATTGCCAGCCGTTGCAGATTTGCCAAATACGTTTGTAATATAATCATTAGCACCTTGAGTCAAACTAAAATTATAAGCACCCCAACCAAAACCATTACTGGATGATAATGCCAATGTATACGATGGAACAATACTACTGGATGCAATCGTAGTGAAAACTGTTGAATTTAATATAGACCCTAAAAAACCTGGAGCAGTCAACGTAGAATCTATTCCACCAGCCATCGTATCATTTAATATTGCCAAGATTCTTCTTGTGCCGCTACCCGTCACAAGATTTCCACAACTGTCTAAAGAAGCGGCAGTGCCAGTAACGTTGAATCCGCCATTAAATTTGCCAAAACTACCACTCAATGTTCCAGAAAGTCTAAGAACAGGAGTTGCACAGCCATTGGTATTATCTAATAAGAAAGAACCACTCACCAACCAAGCATCAGCATCTAGTGCTTCACCAGTTTCAAGTGCTTCGCCTGGATACTCCAATTTCAACAAGTTTGGTGTTCCAGAAGCAGTCAAACTGCCACTTAATTTACCAGAAGCAAGAATTGCAGAAAAACTTGCACCAGCAGATGATGCACTATAATATACATTGCTTGCAGAAAGTGCGGAAGTATAATTAAACGTAATCGGTGTTCCGTCCCATAATTTACTACCACTTAATGTGAATTGTAATGTAAATGGATTTTTAAATACCAACGTTGAAGACGACAATGATGATGTTGCAAAAACTATGCCAGCAGAATATCCCGTAGAATAAGAACCACTTGGAACAATAAAAGAATTTGCACTCAAAACAGATGCGCTATCGGCATTTCTTGTCCATTCGCCTTGGTCAGCATAAATCACCAATGGATGATTTTGATTATATCCTGTTAATGCACCAACACGGCAAACGGTTACGAAACCTTTTTGTTTCAAATATTCATTTGCGGTATATAGGCCATAATAAACGCCATCTGGCACACCAAACTTGCTTTGCAATTCGGCGGTGCTAGTCACCAATGTTGGACTAAAACCAGGTCCCTTGGCAAATGGGGCAACTACGACTGCACCAATGTCGGCAACGCCTTGTGTGACGCCACTTAAATCATTTTCACGAGTGAACACACCCGGACTTACAATTACATTATCTGGAGTAAATCTTCCACCTTCGGTTATTGGCATATATTATTTCCTTTCAAAGTTAAAAATAGATATAAAAATCTAAATATAAATATATCCTAAAATCTCAAAGATGATATATTTATAGAATTTTTTATAAATATCTACCAAAAGCTTTAATATACCAGTTTTGCCCTATTGGAGAACTTGCCCGAAGTTGTATGTTAAAATTTGATAATAATGCAGACATTGTTATTGGAGACGTGTTTCCATAATCCGTGGTAGCATATTCGGTATATGTTAAATTACTTCCCGAAAAAGCACACAGTAATGTCCCTGCTCGGAAATTACTAGCACTAACTATCACATAATCGAAAAATGCAGAATTATAAGACCCCGTATTTTGCTGTATAATGATGCTACTTGTAGTTGTTGTATTTGACGAACTATAATCAAACAATACGCTGTTTTTTAAGTTTAAATTGTTTGACCAGCTACTTGTTATGGGATATGTTGCTCCCGTAATTAACGAACTTCCACTACCACCATTTAATGAATATGATGCTGTTAACGCCCAACTACTAGTTATTGGGTATGTTGCGCCTGTAATTAATCCGCCTGAGCCGCCGCCATTCATAGCATAGCTTGCAGTAATAGCAAAACTTGCCGTGGAATAGTTTGGATATATTAAATAACTTGTAGAAATTGCATTATTTGCCCAACTTGCGGTTCCATATAAACTTGATGTCACACCAATTGCGGTTAATTGTGTTATTCCGCTAACCGCACCAGATAAAATTGAATTACCCGTTACAGTCAGAGATGATGCACTTATATTTTCAACTATAATAGATGTTCCGATTTTAAGTGTTACAGGACTTGTGCTACCAGATGGGTCAAAATATTGAACAGTGTCTAAATCATCATATGCTAATACACCGTCTTTGTCATATAATTCAGATTTGATTTCAAATATATCATTTGGTTTAGTAACATCGAATGGAAATTTTGAAAAATATGTTCCTTGTGAAAATCCATATTTTTCCGATGGATGTATAGATAAATTTGCCAGTAATGCAATGTTGAAATTATTTGGATATATAACTAATGCACCATATGTTTCATTTAAAAAACTAAAATCAAACGATTGTAAATCATCATATAGTTTTGATGTTGCGTTATCCGCAAATGATAAAGAACCAATTTTTATTCCTTTACCTGCAACAAACCCCATTTCGTTTGCAGCACTAGGATTGCTACTGGTTATATAAAAATCTAAAGTCGCTGTAGATGAAAGCAATTTGTTCAAAAATGCTGCATTAAATGATATATTATACGAAGTATTTGGATGAAAATGTAAAAAATTTGAATCAAAAGCACTCCCTGAAAAATTAATACTCTGTGCAGCATCATATGGAATATATGTGGAATTTCTATCCGTGAATGATGAGTTTGGTTTGGTTATTATATAACCCCCTGTAATTGGACTACTTGCAGATATCACCATTGCATCTACAAATGTTTTTGTATCATATTGTAAACTAAATGCATTTGAACTTGTAAACCAAAAATTGTTTATATGAAATTGTGAATAAAATGTGCCAAGATTTTCAAATGTTTTGTTCGGAGTCGTAATATCTGTCAACATTTCATATTTTGAAAACAATTCATCTGTAACTAATTCAAACCCACCTGCTGTAGATAAATCTTTTTTATAAATTTTATGTCGTTGAATTTTACCAGAAAAGGTGTTTAAATTGGTATATCCAATTAAAGCATAAGAGTTTTTAACATATCGATATCCATTAGCCAAATCAGTTGATTGAGTCGCATAACTAGATGTAAAAAATGATGCAGATGAATAATTTACATTGTTATATGAACATGTATATGTTCCTGCAACTATTTCTAAAATTTTATTATTTTGATAAATAAACGGGTCAGCCAATTTCAGCGTTGTATTATTTATAACATCGCCAACCAATACTGAAGTGGATGCAGTCACGTATTGTGTGATTGAAGAACCAAACCCTTTTATTGCAGTTACGTTCAAAGTTATTGGAAAATTTACCAATGCTTTAGAAAAAGATGCATTTGAATCCACAAGTCTATAATCCAATTTGTTTTTATTATAATCGTTGGTTATATCAAAATCTTTTGGGGGATTAATTGCATTAGAAAATAAACTACCTGAAATTGTTTTTGGATTTATATCTACAAATGTGGATAAGGCGTTTGTTATTATTGGGATGACCGATAATTGTGGTTTATTAACAAACACAATTTTAGATGTCGTTTCTGTAGTAGTTGATATTACTATGTTTGCAGTCCATCGGACTACTTTGTTATCCGCAGTTAAGCCAACAATCACCAATTTACCTGCACCAGAAACCAAACTATCATCGACATATAGAGAATAATAATATGCTTGTTTTCCAGAAACCGAATTGTTAATTATAGCCGAATCTATAAAAAGTGGAGTTCCATTACCATCTAATGCTTGTATTTTTATATTCGGGTTGGATGATAAAAGATTTGTAGTATTGACAATCAATAAATTTTTACCCGCTCCAAGCGTTGAATTGAATTCCGTAATGTTAAAATAAGTGGATAAAAAGGATGAATCCTCAATATCCACAGAAATACTGGATAAATCAATATTTTGTGTATTAGACGTAAAGCTGGCCATATATAATCTTAATATAAATATATATGGCCAACGATATCAGAGGTATTTAATTTGTGAGAATCCGTTGTTTTTATTGATTTCCAAAACTTTATCCACAGTATCTTTTATAGAATCAATGTGCGAAATAATCATTATAAAGTCAAATTGTGTCTTTAAAAAGTCAAATACTAACTTGACTTCGCTAATATGATGTGAATCCAAAGTTCCCCACCCTTCATCGAATATAACGAAGTTTGGACGTGGAATATTACTTATTTTGGTCAATGCCACTCGTATAGCCAATGAACTTATGAATTTCTCCATACCACTGCCCATTTCCACCAACCATTTTTTATCTTCATATACTATATATGCATAAATATTTTCACCATCAGCATTGAAAGATATGGTAAAGTCAACAATTTGATGTAGTATATCATTAACTTCCTTTTCAATTACGGGCATTGTTTGAGAAATTAATTCATATGGAATACCATTACGATTAATAGCTTGTAAATAATATTTATAATTTTCGGATTTTGCCTCTAACTCTTTGACCTTTTCCACGGTAGTTTCTATAGTAGTTTTTTCCGTGATACAACTTTGCATACGTGCATTTAAAGCCATCAAATCGTTATTTTTGGTTTTATATATCAACACAATGTCAGCAATACGAAGTTTTACTGCCCCTATTTCAACATTGATAGCGTTATTATTTTGAATGGTTTCTTTTTCTTGATAGAACTTTATAATACTATCTTCTACTTTAGACAATTTATTTTTATTTTGGCCAATTACATTTTCTATTCTCAAAATGTCATTATTCAATTTCGATGTGTTAGATTCTATGGTAATTTTATCATTTTGTAATTTTTGATAATTTACCATTTCTTTTTCTACCCACGCCAAGTTTTCTGCATCATTTTTAGTGGATTTAAAATCGTCCATTAACAATTTTAGTTCATTTTTATCGTGTTCAATTTCAGTTTTAGTATTGAATGCATCTTTTACAAATATATTATTGACACAAAAATTACAATTTGGGTCATATTTATGTTCATTTAATTTATCCAACTTTTCAGTTTTCGCCTTCAATGCGGACATTTTCAATCTAATTTCATGTTCCAATGTAGAATATTTTGACGTCAACTTTTTTAAAGATTCCGAATTTTTGATGATATTTTTATTCGTCAATTCATCAATTTGAAGTTGCGCTTTTGAAAGTTTTTCTCCACATTCCACAATTTGATTTTTTAATTGCCTCACCGAATTTTCATCAGTTGAAATCGAATTTGTCAAATCAATTTTTAATTTCTCCAATCCTTTTATATCAGAAATGGATGAATTTATTGTGACCAATTTTCCGACTAATTCCAACAAGGTTGCGTCCAATTTCTCTTTTTTTTCGGCGGCGGCATCACTCTCTTTGGTAGTGATTGAAATTGATTGTTTGTAATTCTCAATACGTTCTTCTAAATTTCGAATTTTTGTTACGTAATCTTCTTTATTTAAGTTTTTCAATAAAACAGCAATTTCATTTGCTTTTTTAGAAGCAAGTTCGTCCAATTTATCAAACACATTCAGCCCAATAAATTGTGCCAATAAATCTTTTCTATCAGTATGACCCATATCTACAAATCCCACGGCTTTGTTATTTTGGACGGATAATACAGTCAAAATAAAATCATCATAACTACCAATATAATCCCTGATAACATCGTTCGTGTTTGCTCTTTTCTCACCATTCAAATCTACATCTTTACCATCTACGGTTTTCCAAAATTTCACATCAACTTTAACATTACCTTTTTTATCTGCAACCGCATTTCGTTCAATGAAGAAATCAACGCCATCAATTTCAAAATTAAATTTGCATTTGAATGACATTTTTTGACTGTTTAAAATGTTAACAGCTTTATGTGCTCTTTCACATTTGTCAAATAAACAAAAACTTAATGCGGAAAAAACACTACTCTTGCCACTGGCATTGCTAGCAAATAACCCCATGACTCCGTTCATTTTACTAAAATCTACTACGTTACATTCACCATAACTAAACATATTATCAAACTCAAATTTTTTGGGTTTCCATCTAATATTTTTTGGTGGGGATTTCTTTTTCAACTCAACGTTAAATTCTTTATTCAATGCAAATATTCCAGATAATACTTCATCAGATACCTCTATTTTTTTCTTCTCTAAATATGTTTTAATTAAAGAGTTTTGATATTCCACATCATTGATGCCTGATAAATTAAATTCAGAAGCGTCGATTATATCGGTTTTGTTAGATGGTGCCTCAATTCTAACATATGTTATATCAGTAATGTCGGATTTGGTCTTGATATCAGATAATATTGTTTTTATTTCAGAGGGAACAGTTTCAACACACTTGATTCGTAATTTAGCCTTTTTAGGAATGTTTTTTACGTCGGTGGTCAATGTTCCTTTATTTACTTCTACCGTGAAAAATCCATAATCATTTGAAATTTCAAAGTGTTTAAATGATTTGTTTTTCAAATCCCAATAAAGATAACCATGTCCTAACAAATTTTCCCCGTGGTCTTGTTGAACCAAACTGCCGCAAAATGCAATTATTGGTTTATCATTTTGATGGTCATATTCTTGCAATACTTGGTGTTTGTGAATATCCCCCAACATTACCATCTGGTGTCCATCAAACGTGCTAACAGTGACATGTTTATTGACTACAGAATATCCCATGTCAGTGAGTGCATTATTTACTGGTCCATGATATAAAGCGATTGTATAATCTACTTTATTTTTATAAATATTTGGAATTTTATTAAAGTGTATATATGTCTCTGGTTCGGAAAATACGGAATAATTATTGAATAACACATTACCAATCAAATATATTTCTGTATCCTTTAAATAATATAAATTAGAATGATTTAATGCTTGCACAACTGGACTCAAACTATCCATTCGGTTTTTGTTAGTTAATGTGGCATCATGATTCCCTGCAATCAATATTGTTGGGCGACGGTCAGCAAGATTTTTAAGGAAATCTGCGGCAAGATTCACTGCCTCTGGACTCAAATCCGATTTGCTATGAAATATATCACCTGCAACCAATATCAAGGTAGAGATAGGCGTTTCATCTACGGCTTTGTATAGTTTATCAAACGCTTCGACATATTCCTGATGGCGTTGTGTCAATCTGATGTGTATATCACCAACATGTAACACATTGGTAAAGGTCTTAATATCATTTTCTAATTGTATCATAAATTCATTTTATATCTAAACAAATCATCAAAAGATAGGATTTTAGTTTGATTTATATATTCCCATGTTTTATCATGTCCTAGCACGGATGGGTCTTTTTCTTTCAACTCGACCAATTTCACTTCTACTCCGTTTTTCATAAGATACTCACAGTTTCTAATGGAATCTTTAAGTGCATCATTGTCAAGTAGAATATTAACAGATTTTGGTCGATTTTCAAGTAATTTTAATTTTAATTTTTCTGACATTGTTTTACCGAATAAAGGAATGCAATTTTTTCTAACTGCGATTGCATCAAACACTCCTTCGACTAATGTTATTTCGTCAGTAAAATCTACCAACATTTCAAAACCAATAGTATTCTTAGTGAAATCACAATTTACATATTTCAACCATGACGTGTCAAAAAAATCTCGCCCACTAAAAAAATTCAAATTACCATCTATATCATATGACGGAACAATAACTCTGTGCCTATAAGCCCCAGCATCACAATATCCAATATTATATCGGTAAATATCACATTCCGTGATTCCACGACTTTTTAAGTAGTGTAATGCGTGTTTATATTCTATTGATTTATTGTGTTCGGATAAAAATTTAAAATTTTCAGGTAAGCTTTTTATAGAGGTTTCTTCTTCCTCGCTAGGATTTAAAAATTCATCAAACTCATTTTGAGTTTTAATTTTTTTAATTTCACCGACAATTTCATATGATTCTTTTGGTGCATGGAGTTTTTTCAACAATGTTCCAAAATTAATTCCGGCAAATTCACATACCCAACAATTATATTTTCCTTCGGTAAGCAATATTTCTAATTTTCTTTTGTAATGTTTGCAATTTGGACAAAAATACATAGCTTGAGTGCCACCCTTTCTCAATTTAGGTGTTTGTTTCAATAGCTTATTCAATACGCTTAGTATTTTTTCCTGCTGTAAAGACATTTGGTATACTATATATTAAAAACCTTTAAAAGTAAAGTTATTATATATGGATTATGGACATTGGACAAATACCGCTGGTGATATACCAGAAGAATGTATAGGATTTATTTATAAAATTACCAATAATATAAATAATCGTAAATACATAGGTAAAAAACTACTCAAATTTAAAACTTCTAAAAAACCACTTAAAGGTAGAGTTAATAAACGCAGGGGAACAAAAGAATCAGATTGGCGTACATATACTGGTAGTTGCAACCAATTAAATGAAGATGTCGCTAAACAAGGAAAACAAGACTTTAAATTTGAGATTCTATCTTGGTGTAAATGTAAATCAGATTTGAGTTATGAAGAAATGAAACAAATTATATTAGCTAATGCTTTATACGATGCAAGTTATTATAATGAATATGTTGGTGGTAGAGTTAGAATAAGAAAAGTTTAAGGCTTATACTTATTATTATTAAACCCTTGTGCTAAATTTGAAATTTCATTATATCTTAAACTTTTATTATCATCAATACCTTTGAAATTTGTAACTTTAAGTGGTTGTTTCACTACAAAGTTTGGAGTTTTAGCAAATGTTCTTGCATTATAACTTATATATTTTGAATCAGGTGCATACGTTGATGTACCTATTTTTTGCGCCAAACTGGATTGTTCTTTAATAGTTGCAGAATCAAATTCGTGCTCAATACCTTTAAAATTAGAAGGACTTTGTTGATTGATGCTTAATTGAAATTCGGAATTTTTGTTAAAGTCAATAGATTTTTGAGACTTTAGATTGAGAGCATTATATGTAGAAGTTCCCACTCCTTTACCATATTCAGAAATTTCATTATAAGTTTGTCCTTCGGTTCCCTTGAAATTAGATATACCTATCGGTTGGTTTACAAAAAATTCGCCACTATTGTCAACCGTTTGTGCTTTAAAAGATACTGGATTATCATTATGATATGTAGATGTACCCGCTTTATTAGCATTATAGGCTCCACCAATATTCTGATTTTTATATCTATCGGCTAAACTTGTAATTAACGACTGTCTATTAGCATTATCAGCCATAAAAGTTTAAAATTAACCTTTATATTTTCTCAAATCAACATTTTTAGAATATAAAGATATTTCGTTATAATTGTTTGATTCGGCACCTTTAAAGTTAGTAGTGCTTTGTTTTACTACGAAATTTGGATTTTTATCGTAATTAGAAGCTTGAATGGATGCTCCAGCTGTAGATGTTCCTGCTTTCTTGGCGTCATAAGCTCCTCCTACTTTGGAGGAATTATATTTACCAACTAAATCGGTACTTAAAGATTGTCTATCAATTGTATTGTTTGCCATATATTAATCTTTCTATATAATAAATATAATCAAAAATCCCATTTCACCAAAATATTCAATGGAAATTCACCACCATTTTTAATTGGCTGTGCTAATTTAGCCACGGCAACCAAATCTGTGCCACTATACAAGCCAATTGTAGTAATATATGGTGCCAAATATGACCCAGTAACATCAATTGATGAACTATAGTCGTATTGGAAGAAATTTGGGTTTATTTCACCATAATTTCTAACAATAACGTTGTTTTCAATATAATTTTGGATGTCGGTTAATGTTTTTCTTTTAGATTTGGTTTCCACACATCTAAACACATCGTCTTGAGTCAACGTATCCGTGAAATATTTCCAAATTAACGTCATATCTTTCAGATTGATTTTATCATTACCATCAACGTCCCATGACAAATATGAACTGGATAATTGTGTATAATATGGAGTAATAGACGTATTGATGATGTCATATTTTTCCGTATACATGTTAAACAATGATTGCTCCACAACATTGAAATTGAGATAATTCCACCAATAAACATCGCCGTTTATGATATTATTAGCATATTTTAATAATAAATCAACATCTTTAAATCCAAAAAATCGCTTATTTACAATTGCTGTTGGATTTGTTGAATAGTTAAATTCTCCCGGATTAATGGTGCATACAATTTGTTTTTCATATAAATTTATCGTGCTACGATATGTCAAATCATATGCGGAAAATCTATCATCGAATTTATTTTTCATCAATGAATCAAATATTGACCCACTATTTGAAAGAATTATTTTACCATCTCTATAAAACACATTTCCTACTGGACAATTTGAAATTAAATTGTTCATGTTATAAACATAGGAATATCCTTGTATTTCAGCAGGAAAGACCGTGGTTAAATTCGTGTAATCTGATATGAAACATGGAGCACCTACCACAAAAATTTCATCATGCAACGCAATACAATTTCCATAATTCAAATATGGATAATTGTAATCTTTGGTTTTTTGTTGGGTATAATACATATTCCATTGACTCGATGAAATATCATAATCATATATTTGAACTTGTCCCATTGTATCGTAATAAGAATCGTTTGGATTACAATTTAATTTCTTATTCAATGTATTGAGTATGTAATTTGCCGTAAAGTTTATGATGTTTTTAGGAACACACACCACTGAAAAAACATTATTTATATCTACATCATAACCAAAATTGTTATCTATTAATGTATCAATATTTCCCCACGATTTTTGAGTGAAAGTCCAAGAGCTTCCAAGCTCACCAACACATTTACGATAGAAGTATACCGCTCCTCGTGTTTTCGTATTTCCTCCAGTAAATTCAGAATACAACGTGTCTGTTGGCGCACCCACAATTAAATTATTTCCATATATAGCAATTGAATTGCCGTATCCATCACAAATATTTGGTTGAATTATAGGAGATAAATCGTTTAAATATGGCAATGTCTGTGGAATAGTATTATTTGGATAAAGCGTAGCAACCAAAGACCATGAATTGTTCAACTCATATATATACACCGCAGTTGAATTATTTGTTTGGTTTGAATTGCCAATTACCAATGTATAATCTACACCACTTTGTTCAAATTTTACTTTGCCACCAAAACCACTACCAACTGATGGTCCATAAATTGTTTGAATTAATGACCAATCGGTATTATCTGTGCCATTACGTTGATAAATATATACCGCTCCATAACCACTAAAAGCGGTGCTTGAACCGATAGCTAAATATAAAGAGCCTGAATCCGTAGAAACTTGTGATAGTGATACACTTTCACCAAAAGTGCCATCATTATCTGCGGATAATGACGCTATTGGATAATACGGTTCTCCAGAAACCCAAGAATTTAAATCAAAAATATCAACACTGCCGCCATCATACATATCTCCATTTGTGAAGGTTATTGTAAAATTTGGACAACCTACTGCTAATAAACTATTATTTAATGACACCGATTTTCCAAAATTGTCTGTATGAGAACTTATCAAATTAAATACCGAATCTACCTCTAAATCCATTGGGTCATTGGTATATGGTTTCGTAATAGATGTTGCATATAAATCCAAACCATTTTCGGTTTGAATTTCTTTGTGTGGTTCGGATATACCAACTTGCTCGGTGCCTAATGATACTGATGCATATACATCAAATGAAGATGATAATTCAGTTGTCAAAAATACATCACCAATAGGATTATCATTAATATCGAGTGTATTATCTTCCGTGGCTAAAAGCAATGAATAATCTACAGGATTTACTAATTTTTTTATTAATAATTTGTTTTTATAGGTATTAGTGGTTTTATCATATTGTAATATATCTACTACTCCTGATAAAGATTCGTCTGGATTTGCGCTGCCAATCGCAATATATGTTCCGTCATTTGCACAACTATAACCATACCATAATTTGGAAAAGATGCCGGTTTGATTGGTAACTGCGCCCAAATATATTATAGAATTTGATTCTGGAGTAGATTCGGAACCATCATGTAATACTGTATAAAATTTTACAATGGCATTATCTGTAGTTATATTAGGCACCCAATTAAACATTGTATCGGCTCCTTGATATACCGTTCTTCCATTTATTTCTATTCTAGTATTTTTATAATTTGTTTGTGTATAATTAACCCAAGTGAACTTATATGTTCCTGAGTTATTGGTAACATTAATGAACATCGGAGTTCCTGTTCCCAAATTTGTATAATTAAAACTAGATGTTAAATTAGGCATTAATGGTGAACTTCCGGTGTAATTTTGCACCTGAATCATGCCAAAACCTTGTTGTGGTGTCCAACCACTGGATGAAAACGTTGAAGCTTCTCGCAAATATTGTCTAACATCAAAATAAAAATTTTGTCTGAATTTAGGATTGTTTGATATTTTATAATTGACGTAATTTGTATATATTTGAGTATTTTGATTACCGCTATTAGCTACATAACTTGAACTCAATGCTTGAACTAAATTAATATATTTCGCCGCAACAGATGAAACGGCATTAAGTTCGTTGGTGCTTATATCCATCGTATTTAAATATGATGAGTTTTCACTTTGAACTAATCCTTTAGAATCCCCATATAATAATATCGACGCTGATACACTTTTTCCGTCAATAACAGTATCAAAGAATTCTAATTGATTTCCATAGGATGCTGTATTATTTGTAGAATAATTTCCCCATCCTGTGATTATCGTCGGTAAAAAACCATAAAAACTTCCAGTGTTTATAGAACAAAAACTATCATTATAATGTGGACAAATCAATGGAATACCATAATTTGACGCAGTAATAGACCCATTTTTAAAGTTTACCCAGTCATTTTCAAGCGTTGGATATATAATTAAATCAAATTTGGGATTTGTCGATAAACATGCTTGATTGATTAAACTATTTCCACGAGATGTCCACCTCATTTGACCAATACTAGCAGTAAAATTACCTTGGGTATGGTTGATTATTTGTTTTCCAGAAACACTGCCAGTAAATCCCGAAAAATATACATTACATGACCCAGACTGTGCTCGCTCAAGAAGATATATTGCTGTATCCCCTCTAATATCATCGAAATTTCCGTAAATTAAAACGTTAAATGTATTCATGGTATATAATTAAATATCAATTACATGCATATAATGCTAAATTATCAGATTGAAATGCATTAGGACTGCCCCCGCCAACAGTATATGCTCCTGATGCATTATAAAAATGCATTTTATATAGCTGATATGCCGTGTTATTATATGGCAAATTAATTGTTTGCACACTTCCTGTTGGCAACCAATAAGATGGTGAAACATTTTGATGTGAATCAATAGTTGTCCAACCTATGAAAGTATTTCCATGTACCTCCGATTCCGTATACAAATTTTCATAATTTAAATAATCTGAAAAATTTTGTAATGATATTGATACTCCCCCTAATAATGCCCAACTTATAGGATAAAAATCGGACGCTCCATTCGAATTTGGATTATTAACCACATACGTATATTTTTTAACAATTGTTGGAGAAGAAGTATTTCCTTTCCATTCAATGTTTGAAACATTATCATATTCTCTATCATACCAATTTACACCAATTTGGCAAAGTGTTGTAGCGGATATTTCATTACTATTGTTGGTTTCACCCAAGGAAGTTACGGCACTAACAACATAATAATAAGAAGTATTGTATGATAATTGAGAATCGGTGTAATGAGTTCTCAAAGAACCACTTAAAACTCCATGTGTATATGGCGTTATCGTAGCAACAGTTGTATATGGTCCCGATGTATAATTGGAACGTTTGATGTTATAAGCTGTAGCTCCATCAACTGGTGACCATGACATTGCAATTGTAGTAGATGTCACTTGACCCAATACAAGAGATGACAATCCAGGTTGTGAAATTAACACATTTATAGGAGAAGAATTTGCAACACCATATGCATTAGATGCGCTCATTGTATATATACCAACATCTTCGTTTTGACTAAATGCTTTTGTATAAATGTTTGATGTTGCGTTTGGTATTGGTACGGAATTTAAATACCATTGATATGAAATTGGATTGTCTCCACTGACTGTCGTAGATAACGAAATTGGGCTACCGAGAGGAATAATTATTGGTGACAACGAACCTGTTATAGATGGAGGAGTGTGTGTCACAAATAAATCATTTGTTGGGTCAAATTCAACATATAATCCACAAGGATTTTCATATGTATCATAAATCGTATTACCGTAAAAAGAATTGTAAATTTTAAAATCTATATAATTCCTACCAGAAACAAATCCCCCAGTTATATTAAATGCTGTTTTTGATGAAAAATTTTGTGACCCAGTTAAACTGTTACTTGAATCCATTCCGTTTATAGAAATTGAAGCGGTTTCATCCACTGCCCAAGAACCACTTAAAGCAAATCCGCTAGGAGACAATGCAATGTTATTCGGAGAAACTAAATCAAAATATATTCTATAAGTAAAGTTTCCTGCATAAGAGTTTCCATATCCATGTTTGGTTGGATTTACAGGACTAATCCAATCTGCGATGGATGTATCTGGTGTATACCATAATTCACTTTCTCCACCAATATAACTGCTTGAATATGGTGATATATCAGATGGCACCCCTAAAATACTACTAACAACTTTTGAATCCGGAACATAATTATATAAAACATATCGTGAATCTATTGTTTGTCCAGATGGTGTTATTGTTGTATTTTTTCCAGTGTTAGCCAAATGAAGAATTGCATCCGTTGGAGGCAATGGTGGAAATGAACTTCCAGTTGGAATTGGACTTCCTGTTATTGGTGGGGGAATATATGGAATACTTCCTGATGTCAGATATATTAAATTTGAAAATGTTTGATTATCGTCAGTATCAACCACACTGCAAACTATATAAGTATTTGCATAATACAATGGATTGACTAGACTGACCACCGTGTTATATTTAACCGTAACACTTGGTTGTCCATTTGATGATAATGTCCAACTATCTTTATAATCTCCACCAATATACCAATTAATTGTATATGGTGCAATGCCCCCAACTATATCAGCAAAAATAAGCGAGGAACTGACAATTGAAATATCGCCAGCGGTTTGAAACAATAAATTTGATATTTGACCGTTTATACTACCAGTAATGTCATATGACTGGAGTTTGGCCACCAAACCTTGTTGAATACTATCCAACATACTATCTTTTTCCACTACAGTAAATACACTACCCGAAAAAATTAAATTACAATTGCCATCATCTACAATAGTATAAGGTTTATCCAAACTATCATCCACTATCATTACGGAATTTGGAACGATTTTATCACCAAATTTGTTTTGAGGAACGGTAAACACATCCATTGTGTCTGTGATTGTTCTATTAGTTTGGGCTAAATCCGCAGATTCCATGCCAAAAGTTTGTGTGAAATTGTTATATGGATTGTAATACAAATGTTGATTTTGGGCATATATCAAATTTGTATAAGTGCCATCCAAATTTTGTGGAGTAGATGCTACGTTACTTGCGGTAGGATAAATAAGATTTTTATTATATACACCTTTTTGATATGTAACATATCCTTGCGTCTGTTGTTGTAATGCGATATCACAATAACTATTAGTTATTGGATATTGTATAGAATTATCTCCATAATCAATATATGTTAATGATATGCCGCCCGTGATTGAGGAAGTTATGCCCGTGATGGGGTCTATTGATTGTGACATCCAAAGAATTAAATCGGATGGATTTAAATTGTCCACTTCCCAATTTTTTTGGGCGGAAAATGGACTAATCAAAATATCTGTTTTGCTCAAAGACTTAATCATTATTACTAATAAATAGTAATGATTTTACAATTTCAGATTATTTTAATACGCCAAATTTACTTTTATGAGATATTCGTTGTCAAAGCTTTTTGGAAGCGGTTGACTCAATTTAGCGACTGCTACCAATTCGTTTGATGCATCATACAATCCAATTGTTGTAATGTAGGTTGTAGGATTAGTTCTCAATGCAGGAATTTTAATAGTTCCTTTGGTTAAACCATCGGTTCCATCTGACACAAATGTTGGATTATTTGTATAATTAAAATTTGCATTTTGAACTCTTACATAATATTGAGTGGTTGGTATAGCTTCTGATTTTACCACATACATATTTGCTCCATATGCACCTGCACCAACAATTGAATTAAACAAACAACTTTGATATAATTGAAATGCATTTACAGGATTGGTATATAGGTCATTCCAAAGTGTTGAACTATATGGCATTACAGTGCCGTTTCCATTGGAATCAACACCTTGTGGTAAACCAATTAAATTATTAATTGCATCCACATTCAAAATTACAATTCCATTTTTAGGATAAAACAATCCCAGAGATTGATATGCGACTTGGCCATTTACATTGTATGGAGTTGGGACACTATTAATAATAGACCCTGAAATAATGTTATATACTGGAGAAGTGGTATTTGCAATTCCAGAATCATCAATAAAAGTGAACACTCCATTAGAACCGGATAATGAAAATTGTAATTGACCTGGATTAATTTGATTTTTAAATAAATTTGCCTCAAACGTAATGGCAAATATGGATGAACCAGTGCTCGTCGATGATACCATCGAATTAGAACTTATGTTGTATGACCCCGATAAAAAAGAAAATGCTTTTTGTGATGGGTCTAACAACAAATTTACATATGATTGATAATTGGATACAAATGGTAAAATTTGAGAAGTTGATAAATCGTTTTGTGAACTACCATTTCCGAATTGATTTCCATATGCAATTGAAAAATGCACTTGATTTTGATAATAGACATTTAAATAATACAATCCGTTTTGAACGGCATATGCTCCACTACCAAAAGGAACTGCTTGAGTCGAACTTGTAGTAAACAAATTTTGGCTTATTGAATAATTTCCATCTACAAAAAAACCGGAAGAAACCGTTTGTGTTCTACCTGCCACAATATCACCGCTATTGAATGTTTGATATATCATAAATTAAATTAATTTGCTACGGTTACGGTTACAGGAATTGTAACACTTCCACCACTTTCATTACCCACAATTATAATTTGGGTAGACGTTGTAGTGACCAACGTTGAATTTGGTATAAATTGAAACTGTAGACCGACTACAACTTGAGATGCTTCAGTTACGGCAGAACCATAAAAAGCCGGAACTGTTGCGGAAGTGCTATTTAAACTATTGGTTTGAGTCACCGTTAAGCTTCCAACATTTTTATTAACGAGAATTGCGGTGTATCCCAATGTGGTATCATATGTTGGATTTGTGCTAGGAATAATGAGTATTTGTGCGGAATAGTTTTTATCTGTAATGATACTGGTTTGTGATACAGATACCACAGGAATGCTTGTTACACCTGCGGGTAATGTAACCAATTTATGTTTCAACGCTTGAGTTTCATCACTCAATGGTTCCATAATTGGGGTGTTTCTAATTGCCAAATCATAATATGCACTACCAAGTGGATTATTTGGTTGGTATAAATTATAATTAATTTCATCGTCGCCTAATGCATAGGAGTTGATGCTTAATGTTCCATTTTTTGCAAGTAATTGACGGCCTTTATTTGTTACTAATGCCTGAACAGTTACTGCTGTGTTATCTAGGTATGCCATAATATGATTTTATTATATATATATATAAATATAGTCGAGTTTTAGTTTTTTTTAATTAGATTGACACTAATTTTTTGATAGACGGATTCTGATTTACGGCAATTAATTGAACGGGAGACGACCCATCCAAACTACCACTTGAATTTATAGTATTTGTGCTATTTGTTGTAAAAGAATTGCCATTTCTGTTTTTATTGAGCGAATAATGGCCAACTGGATATAATGTGGTATCCAATGTATCATTTGAGAAATATGACGGATTTGTGGTAAAATTATACTCATATCTGGATTCCGTCACATAATTTGTTGTTGAGGTCAAAGTCACATAGTTTGGATAATAATAAGATTTTTGATTTTTAAATACAAATTGAGCATTATATCCATTACCTGCTTTATAACTAAAATATCCACCATTTATAGATAATATAGACAATCTTGTGTCCATAGAATCATTGCTAATATATGTGGTTTTCACAGAATCTGTAAACATTTCCTTTTCTTTTTGAATAGGGGCTTTCAATGACGATGATTGCATTGCAATAGATAATCCAGTTGTTGTATAAATAGGATTTTTCGGAGAAATCTCAATCACATTAACGTTTTGAGTATCTATTGGCCTATTTTGATATTTATTTCGTTCGAGCAATGATTGTTCAATTATTGTGCCAACTATAACCTTGCTTCTTGCTGGAAATAATTGTTTAACCGAATCAAAAAATGAACTATCAATATAATTTTTATAGATGGTGAAAAATTCTTGATACAAAACTGGTTCTGCGGCATTATAATTATTATAATTTTGCCTCAATGTGGTCAACCCTTCATAACTAGAACTGTATATGTAAGATGGGTCACCAATTATGTCCATCACATCATAATTACCCACAAAATTTAACATGTCATCATTTCTTACGGAAAATGGAGACACACATGCCGCAATTAAATTAGAATCATTATTTGTAGTGACTGGTGTAGTGCTTAATTCAGTAGGCATCAATCTAGCCAAAGCTGTTTGACTTACTTTATTAATCTTTAAATTTTTCAATTTGTTGGGACCAAAATTTGAAAAAGAGATATTCTGTGTCAAATCTAATTCGGTAAATTGAAATGGATATACCGACCCCGTATAATATTGACATGTTTCTGAATTAAATAATACAGCATTTGGGAAATTTATCGCAGAGGCTGTATTATTATACAATTTACTCGCATTTGGTATAGACACAGAACTACTCGCCGCCAAATTTATAGGATATTCAAAATTATATCTGAAATAAAGATTGGTATATGTATTTTCCACATCATAATCATCATATGCATTGAAATTTTTACAATGGTCAATAAATGCATCATGGGAAAGCGTGGTATTCCAAAGATTTATTTTATCAATATTACCATAAAAATTATTAGTTCCATTAAATGTATTGCCAAAATATATATTTTGTTGATTGGAAAAATATGTAGCATATGAATCATCCAATAACAATTCTGCCGAACTTTGGAAAATGATTCGGTCATTATCTACAGAATTTACCTCCACATAATACATTGAAGGAATTATGTCCGTATATTGGCCAATAGCTGGCTGTTTCTGTATTAATACGTTAAAAATGTCTCCGTTAAATAATGGTAATTCGTCTGTAACAATGAACTGGTCATGCAATTGAAATGTTAAAGTTCCCATTAAATCGGTTTGGGTTTTATCAATATACACTTTAAAATCATCGTCTTTGTAAACTAAATACACTCTATTTGTGTTTTCATATTTTTTAAATGTATTGAATGCGAATTTGAATTCTATAGATTGTATGTTTGAATTAAATGGAATTTTTACATATTCATTACTACCACTATATTTCGTTAAAAAATATCTATTTTCGAATGAATACGAACTATTGTCGTCTGTAGATATATTATTTCCGCCAAATTCTTTTACAGTCAAAAAACTATGTGGAATTCCATATATGTTTGCCAATAATCTGACAGATTCTTCGGTTCCTTTGGTTTTATATATTATAGGCAGATTGTTTAATAATCTGTTCCAAATAATATCCATTTTATTTTTTTGCGATATTGTTTGTGAACCACTATATTGGGCATTATTTAAATAGAAAGAATCTAATGACGAATTTTCCGCAGAACTAATTGGGTGCCAACCAAAATGTTCAAGAAGATTATTTGCAATTGTGCTTACAAAAGAATTTGAAGCAGCATTGTTCAAATACTGTGTTGTTGGGAAATTCTGAATATATAAATAGATATTGTCAAAAAAATGACCAACCATTGATAAAAATACCAAATAATCAGAATTGTTGTCGTCTGCGTTTATATATTCAGGAGTATTATTTACAAGACTATCTCTATTTGTAAAATCATAATCAATAGCCCCACTTAAATATGTCTGATAATTATCACCACTAACCAATGATTGATTGTTATACAAATATGATTCATAACCATCAAACGATTGATAGATTGAATTTATTTGAGAATTTATAGAATTTATATCATATGAATATGATGCACTGATAGCTGAATTTCCATAAGTAGCAGATTGAATAGTAGATAATGAATCATCCAATGTTTTTAATTGATTCAACTTATTAACAAACAATTTAACCCGCAACTGAGCCGAGGAAAACAATATAAAATTTGAAAAATTACTATAATCAACACTCAATGATTGTAATTTTTTGTTAAATTCAATTTGATTTTGTGAATTATTAGAATTTAATTGTGTCTGATTTGTATATTCCGAAGATTTGGTTACGGGTTTGCTTTTTATTTTCGGATTTGTATTGAAATTAGGCCCAGCAATTTTATATTTTGGTTTTACAATTGGTTGACTCAATATTACCTTTTGAATTATTGGATTCATGGCAATATTTGAAACCCAACATGTATCTCTCAACCCAATGTTTTGTGGTAAATAATCAAATAATTTAACCACCAATATTGTATTATTATTCGTATCTGTGATGAAAGAATGATTTAAAATTGGAAAAAATTCATTATTTCCAAAATTTAATGAATTTTTTAAATATGATAAATATTTGATGTTGTATTCATCAACCACATCAATCAACATCGGTGATATAAAACTATCATAAAAAATTTCATTTATAAAATTTGTTACAGTATTATTTACATCTAAATTTTTATAATTGTGATTTAATTTTAATAAACTATTTGATACACTAGTTGTTATAATGTAATTAAATTGTGATTGTAAATCGGATAAACCTACTAAATTTTGATAATAAGTTTGCAACCAATAAATTATATAATTCTGTATTCCAGTATAAGTTATATTGGTGGTGATATTATTTGTGGTAATTGCCGTGATGGAATATCCTGTATATAAATCATTTAAAAATTTTATAATATCCGCATCCGATTTGAAACCAAATATTGTTTTTAAATTAGATACTGCGTCTGGATTGCTTTGAGCTAATGATGTATAATAATCCGATGCATTAAACTTTTTCAATCCGGCATTAATCATTGGAATCAAGTCATTAACCAACAACATTTTGCGAGCAACCCCCTCAAATCCTAGACTATTGAGTAGATTTTCTGGATTGGTTGTATCCAATGTAAATGATGGAATTAATTGAACCTCTTTACGGTCAACTGAAATTGATTTGATTATGAGTGGATATTTTTGATTTCCTGCAATATTTCTTAGAAAATTATAACTAACCACTTGGTTACCACTTGATATACCCACATTATTTAAATGCGACACAGTATTTAACAATATATTTCGGTCACTGGAAATTATATAACTTGAATTGTATTTATAATAATTGTAAGTGAGAGTGTTTTGGTCAACATCTTTATAAGTTCCTGATAATACATTATAGGTATCGGTTTTAGGCAATACAGACCAATTATTGAGATTTCCGGTTATATCATAAGTCGAAAATTCAATTACATCTTGATTGGAATTGCCAAAAAATCCATCAAGTGATTGACTAACATTAAAAACCGATAAATCATTACTGGAATAATAAGAACCCGAATTTAATGTGTCAGTGTTTGTTGATATTGTTGCAAATGGATATGCCATATATTATAATGCTTGGTATGGAAAGTCCGAGCTAAAATCTGCTGCGGTTTTTCCTTGTCCCAATTGTATTCTTAAATTTATTATCAAATCTTTTTGTGCCATAGATTCTGCTTGAGATGGATTTGCCTCTACTACATTGACCAAATCCGCCAAACTATCTCGAAGTGCTTGATTTTCTGCAATTGCATTATTGTATGATGTTTGCATTTCTTGATTTATAGCAACTATTTCATTATTATTTTGAGTGTTCACGGTAGTAATGTTTACATCATACAAATTCTCAATTTTAGTAGTGTCGTAATTATTGTTGGTCAAATCAAATGCTATAAAAATTTGATTAGCACTACTTCCACTGGAATTCAAATTAACATTTCCCATATCGTCCAAATTGTTGTCAAATTGACGAGTAACCAGAAACGTGTTTATATATGTTTGTAAATCGTTCATCTTGTTATTTTAAATATATTGTTATGGTCGAAAACAATAGTCTCACCATTGCTGTTAATTGTCTTAATCAAAATTTTATAATATCTTTCTTGTGGAAAAGCCGTGGTATCCAACATAAAATAATTAATATAACCATCGCAGCTTAACTTGGAATTTTCTGAAAAATCAATCAATATTTCTTCACTTTCATTGTCTTTTATCATATAATATGAAGAAGTTGGCAAGTAACTTGATGATAAATAATAGTTTGATTGTGTCCCTTTTACAAAATTTTTCAATGGATTTCTTGGACGAGCAAATGCATCAATGCGAGCAATACTACCAAAAGAATAAGACTTTTTAACATCTTGTAACACGACTCCATATGGATGAGCCACTGGAAGCATACTTCCCGTGTTATAAACACTATCATCCCATGATACATCCAAATATGGTGAATATATTGTATTGGTTTGTGTGCCGAAAAATCTCAAAGTATTATTTGATGCCAAATCAGATGTTTCCAATGATGTAACCAAAATCAATCCGTTGTTTGCAATGCTACCATTCAACCAAGCATTTACAATATTCCCAATGTTCATTTTGATATCCGAGTTTGTATTATTATATGATTGTGATGCCATATAATTACTTGATGTAATATAGTCGGCTCCAGCGTTATTCCACACAGTTCCATTATAATAATCTCGATAATTCCAACTAACCCCCGTTGCCGAACCACCCAATTGATAACGACCATCTCCATTTTGCCATGAACTACTTAATGGATATGCATAAATTGTATAGGATATTGGTAATTCAGATGCTTGTGCATTTTTCAATGTCAAGTAATATTTCAGTGAACCTGTGTTGGAAATATCACCATTTACAATTGAACTTGAAATTGCAGATAAATCAAATCTCATTAATGTTCTTGATACTGTAGAAACAATTTGATATGTGACCGTTGGACTATAATAGCTTGATGTGCCGATATATGCACTCCCTGATGAAATACTTCCTGTGAATCCCGATAAACTTCCACTTAAATATGAAACTTTATTACTGATTTGATATATTGAGCCACTAAAAACTCCTTGAATATTCCCACTTCCAGTTCCAATCAACGAACCGCTATAGTTAGTATAGCTAACACTTGCAACTGTTCCTGTAAAATTGGATGTGGAAAAACTTGCAGAACCCGTGAAAAATGCAACTACATTCGATGCATACCCTGTCAATTGTCCGTTGAATGACCCATAAAATCCAATAAGAGTTGTTCTACATGGAGTTGACCCTGAAATTGATTGGGTCGCATACAAGTTTGAAATTGGAATAAAGCTGTTTACGGCCTTAACTTCCAAAGTGGAGTCTAAACTAAAATTGCTGCTCTCATAGCCAGTTTCGTTGGTTATGTAGGTATTTCGACTTGGATAAATAAAAGTATGCATATCTATATGATATAAATAGATATTTTTAAAAGAAATAGGCTAAAAAATCAAATAGCCGAACCTTTTATATCTTCATTTGGGAATTTAACCTCAAATATAGATGGGTCTAAACTTGGATATACGATATTATTGATTGTTGCATCATCAATATTATATTCATGTGGTGAATAATTACCATCATTGATTGTCAAATTTTTAATTTTTAACTTGGTAACAGATTGAACACCATCAACTTGAGCAATTGCCAGTTGCAATTGTCCTATATTAATAGGCATATCAAAATACCAATTATCAATATTAAAAAAGTTTTGAACAACGGCAATACAATTATTCAATACATCTTGTTTATTATAATTTGAATATGTTAATATTTGGAAATCTATACCAATATTAATAATATATCCATCAATCAAATTTATACCATCATTTAACATTTTATATGATGATAGATATGTTCTTAAATTTTCAGTAGTAGCATCATTTAATTTGGTCAAGTTTTTATTTTGGTCATATCCCAACAAATAAAGATTCACACCAAATGGACTATTTTTATCAAAACTGACTTTTCTATAATAATTCGTTTTGGCATTATCAATTAAAGTGGCTTTATCGGTATAATCAACATATCCATTTGAAACATCTTGCACCGTCATTTTAGCATCGGATTTTACCGTTACTTTAGCTATAGACCCATAAATAGGAGCCATACTGTATACTCTAACAATATAATCATCTTCGGTAACTGTTCTATTTTGTGATGTGAAATTCATCAATGCATTTTGCCTAATTTGTTCAATACTTTCTTGGTCAGCACCTCCCGTGGCTGGTTCAGGATTTGAAATTCTTAATGAGTTTCTTACAGTTTGAAATAAAGCAAGTTGGCTTTGATTCAATGCGGAATAATTGTTTGAGAATTGAACACCAATAATGTTTGTAATATCTCCCACTGGACAATTAGATGCAAGTCCACCCCCAACAATGTAATTTACAGTCAATATTGTATTAGATGGAGATTGACCATACGTGCTAGAATTTAAAAACGTGGAAGAATCCAATGATACGCCCAATTTACTTAAATTATTCAATCCAACACCTAATAATGTCGCACTCGGATAGATAAGCTCGTCGGAAACAGAATCTACGTTTGGCCCAAATTCCAAATAAGTAGCATTATTTGCAGTAATATTCACAGTGAATTTTTTATTTGTTCTTAAACTTTTAATCAATTTCGGAACTTGTGTTTTATATACATAATAATCACCATCATTGGTCGAAGTATTATCAATGCTGGTGAACACCAAATCTTGAGCGAGATAATCAACTTCATACCATTTATTGTTGTCAGAATCAACAACATTTAATATTTCCAAAACATTGTTTTCTGGCAATGATAATTGATAAAAAGGAACGGGAGTTCCGATTGAAAAATTTCTCGAAATCACTGTTCCAGCAATCACATCTACAGATTTTTGCAACAAGAAAAATTGAGGAATGCCGTATGAATCTCTACTATAAATTGAATCCGTTCGTGGGTCGAGTGCAGTATTTACAGAAAAATCTACGGATGTTGTAGTAATATAATTTATTCCTGCTGAATTTTGAACCTGCATGAATTCTCGAATATTTAAACAATATGTTGTGTCTGGAACATATTCATCTGAATCGTTTTTAATGGCAGGAACCAATTGATATATATCCAATTTAGCTTTGGCTGATTTGGATACTGATGGTTTATATCCTAAAAATTTTGCCAAAGAAATAACATTTTGTCGCTCTTGGGCATATGGCATCAAACTTTCTTTAAATTGATAATCGGTATAATACGACAATACATCCCCAACATATGCTGCCATTTCTATGAACATTGTTCCTGGAGATGCATCGCTAAAATCTTTATAGGTTTTTGGAAAATATGTCTGTGCGTAATTTAAAAGTTGACTCTTTAATGTGCCAAAATCTCTATTAAGATATTGAATATCTTTTTGAGTCACTTTTGAAAAATTCTTTGGTGTAATGTTTGCCATAATTAAATGCTATTTTGCTGCAATACCAAATCGACACTATCTGTGATATTATTTACAGAAAATGTCACTTTGATATATACTATATAAGTATCTTTAAGTTGGTTATTATCTGCATTAGATAGTGATAAATCTACATTTACCACGGTAACATTAGGAATCCAATTATGTATATCGTCAACGATAATTTGTTTTAGGACATCTGGCGTAGTATCCAAATTTTGTTCAAATAATGCACTATGTAATCCGCTACCAAACAACGGTTGAAATCTCCTTTCGCCACGGGCAGTATTTAAAAGATTCACTATATTCGTCTTTGTTTGTGATACCGTATCATAATTCAAATCAAAATATCCCGCTTTACCTCTCTGTATTGGAATATTAAGACCAATAGGATAGGGTGCCGTATTTGAATTTGGATTTATATACAATGGCATAATTATGAATCAAATTCCAAACCACCACCAAATGGATTTACGCCACCTTTTTTCTTAGCATCAACGGCTTTCATTATAGAACGAAAATCTCTATTTATTTTACTTAAAACTTTAGCTTGTTCTTCTGTGGCGGGTTGAATGTCTGCCACTACGGGTTCTGACGGAGCCACCAATTCATTTAATTCTGAATAATCGACACTTTCTTCTGCAACTTCTTCGGTGACATTGAAATCCGAAGTATAAGTTGATGTCGGACGTTCAGAATATCCAACATATGGACTGTTTTCCGGTTTAATTTTAACCACAGTTTCATTCAAAATTTGATTTAACAAAGGATTGTTTGAGTATTTTTTTACTTCCTTTGGTTTTGATGGAATCTGTGGGGCAGATTGTGTTTTTGGTGCGGAGACTGACGGCACACGAGTTACAGATTTAGGTTTTCCTGTTAAAGCTTCTGCCAAAATCTGTGGAACTAATTGAGGTAATTGTCTTTTTAATTCCTCTTGAACGGCTATTTTTACAAGTTTTTTAAAATCTTCGGGTTTCATATATACATAAATATCAGTCAAAATATATAATAATCACACAAGATTATTAAATTTATCATTTACATCTTGTGCAGTAGGCATTTTTGGTAATTTTATAGTTTGCAGTCTATTGACTCCACCTTTCACTTTATCCAATCCATTGGCCGTTAAATTTTTTGTTTTAGATATTGCACTATTAGCTGCCGAACTAATTGCGGATGATGGATTTGGAATATTCATAGATACCGAAGGTGCCGATATAGTAGGAATACCTGACGGAACCGCAGATACTGGTATAGAAACTGACGGAGCCGAGGGCAGTGATACTGATGGAATTGATATGTTACTAGCCGGATTAGCTGGTAAAGAAACGCTAGGAGCTTGACTTGTTATACTACTAACCGATGGCAATCCTTTAGTTGCGGATGATGCCAATGACGTAATTTTACCTGTGTCAGCGGCCACCGACGATTTAACTGTAGATGCTGCTGAAAAATGAAAAGCTGACCATTTAGATGCAATTGATGTTGCAGATTTCATAATTCCACCAATCAAACTAGAAGCCACTCCAGCGGAACCACCAACAATACTGCCCACCGCACCAATCACATTTCCACTAGCTAGGTTACTAACGGTTCCTATAGAACCTTGTATAACACCATTTATACTACCACCAGACGGCAATGATGGTGTTGATGGTGTTGATGGTATAGCTCCCACTGATGGTAATGACGGTGCGGATGGTAATGACGGTGCGGGTGGTAACGACGGTATGGAAGGTGCTGATGGTAATGAACTCCGTGCTGATGCAACTAATGCATCAGCCTTTGGTGGATTCGGTGATAGTCCCGATACAGTAGACGTGTTAGGGCCGGGCAATGATGGAGCAGGGTCAACAAATGGTTTATCATTTTTAGGATAATACGTAAAAAATCCGGTAAAAAATTTAAAATTTGGGTCGCCCGTGGTTATGAAACCATCAGACAAATTTACTCCGGTAAGTTTATGCCGAATAATTTCACTATAAATTTCTTTAGGTTTTATAATACGACCATCATAATGAACTATTTTCCATGACCCCCAATTTGGTACACTCACTTTAAAATCTATATACCCACCAACATATTGTCTAAATACTTCTATTTTAACATCAAACTTTTTAAGTGACACATAACTATAATCATCATTTCCAAATAAAGAAGAAAGTCCAATTGATACTCCCGGCTTGACTTTGGCATGTAAAGGAGAAACATAATTTTTTTCAGAATCGACATTTAATAATTTGATTTCGGTAATTGACCTATTAACAAATGCTACATAATGAGTCTTATCATCATCTTTACTTAATGCGTTTACTTTTTTTATATTTGGAATTACTATATTTCGTATATTCGAAGCAGCTTCAGTATTTTTGGTATTTATAGATGGTGCATAGGGTCTAAACCCGTAAAATTCATCTAAAGAAACTTTATTATAATACAGGGCATTTGGATTAGCATCTAATTCCTTTAATATATCGGAATAATAGACCTCTGGATTAGAAATGGCATCATGCCATTGTATCAGGGGATAGTCGCTTATGTTAAACAATTGGTCTGCCATAATTATGAATATATTTTGGTTACTGGACCTTCTCGCCTATTAGCCCCCTTAAAATCTCCCGGAACACCATCACCATTGGCCGTATTAATTGTAATTGGTTTGGAAGTGCCGTCATACCCTATTGGGATTTTTCCATCGGCTCCATGAGCATAACCACCGCCCGTCATAAACACTCTGCGACTCATCAATTTGTTCAAATTGTCCCGCATAATTTTCAATTGTTGTTGTTGAACACTTAATTGGGTTATATTTTTGTCTGCGTTACCAACATTTCCACCACCTCCACCATCATTATCTGGATGAACGTGATTATACCAATGAACATGGTCGAGTAACCAATTACATAAATCGTATAACCAATCTACAGAAGTTTGTCCCAATAAAGCGGGTTCATTGGTTTCTCCATATTGGCCTAAATAAATAACTGGACTATTAATTACAGTTTTGTTATTAGTACTAAATATGATTTGGTCTTGAGCATCCACTGTATATTCTTCATCGGTGACAACACCATATTTCTTTTTACTATAATGGAATGTTTCACCGAATCGTGAACTGAACACTAATCTATCAGAATTAATAACAATCTGGTCACCATTTAACGTTGGAAATACAAATTGACTACATTGTTTAGGAGAATAAAATGGTTGTTCTTCTTTGCCATCTGCAAACATTGACTTATATACGGTAGTTTGCCAATTACTCGTGGTTAATCCAGATGTAATATAAATTGAACTACCATCATGATTTATATCTTCACTTATCAATCCGCCGACATTTTTTTCAGATTCGGATATAAAAGGTATGGGTGGTAATTTTGGATGAACAGATACAGCTTTATCCGATGCCAATTTTCGTTGGCGATTTCTAATCAAAATCATTGGATTTCCACCGCCAACGGTTGCAGGATTTAATGTCTTGTCTCCTCTATAATCAATATAATTGCCTTGGTAATTCAATCTTTCACTATCATATGATGAAAATCGAATAGATTGCCCAAATCTGCTTTCTATTGAGGTATCTCCTTCATATTTTTTCAATCTTCTTATTTTATTGTTTGTTAGGAAATAACTACCCAAACTACCAATGTAATCGGAAGTTTTAAATTGTTTATTAGTCAATAAAGATTGTGGACCAAATACGCCACTACCGGTGTTAATACCATATACCTTTTCCAATTTATAATCACCGCTATTGTTGACAAATCCTCGGAAATTTAAACGTTTTGTATAATATAAATTACCGAAATATTTTACAACGACTACAGGTTCATTAATAAGAGGATATTCAACTACCCCCGTCACATCCAATGGCATTGCCCAATTTAATTTTTCTTTAGCAACACCTTGTTGACTAAAACATTGTCTAACCAATGCCCTACCAATCCATGTAAAATCAATTGATTTTGGGGAAGGAATTGCATCTTTATAATTTTCAGGAAAAGACGATACATCCAATTGTTTGTTTTTTAATAATGGATGGTTTTCATCTAAAATTATATCAAGCACCACGGCTGGCTCAAATTCATAAAATTCTGAAACTGTAGTATGTGATGTTCCCCCTAATGACCCTAATCCAGTGTCATTTAATTTGGAATTACTACCCATTCCAGTTTTATTTGCGAAATATGACATAATTAATTCTCAATTTCCGTGGTTTTTTTGATATCAATCGGTTTGTTCATTTCTTCCGTGATTTTTTCAGCCTCGGCCATCAAAGATTTTCTTTCATCTTCGGTTAAACCGAAACCACCATTGCCTTCTCCTGTAGATTGAGCAGCTTGCAAGCGTTGCACAATGGCAGCGAGTTTTATAAGTTGTTCATCATTTTTAACGCCAACATCAAGATAGTCTTTAATCATTGGAACTATAACAATGGCATCTTGGGGAGTTTTTATCATTGTTCTTAATTCTGAAATTAAAACGTCAATTTGACCACGTTTTTGTTCACTATTAACAACAACGTCTTTTAATAAACCAGAAAATTTCTTATTTTTATATATTTCAAAATCCGTATCCATATATAATAAATAGGAAAATTATATCATTTTTTCGGAAAAAGTGCCAGTATCCCTATATAACCTAGTGATATTATCTTGATGAGATTTGAATTTATTTATGACTTTAGTGATTTGCTGTGTTCTACAATCACTCATTTCTCTAATATAAAAATATAGTGCTTTTTTATTGAAACAGTCAATTCTTCTGTAGTTTCTGAATAATTCCACAACAGCATTTGCAATTGATAAATCACGTTCTTTGGTGAATACTTTGGTTATATTGGTTTCCCAATATTTTATCATCATATTCATAAATTCGTCTAATTCAACGTCTTTATGGTATGAATCGCTAGTTTGTAAACATACAGATGATTCACAAGGGGTTTCGGAAATATTAACTTGTTGATTATATCTTTTGTAATTGTTGTTATTATGAAATATCAAGTAGTTTTTAGCGATTACACTGAAATATCCGAACGCTTTGCCTTTACCTTCCTCAAATTTGTGCATATTAGATACTAAATGTGATACCGTTTCCTTTTGAACGTCCAATGGACTAATATCAAAATATGAAAATTTGAAAGTATTAAATATATTTTCCGCCAATTTCTCGAAAGCGTATTTAATTTTATCTTCATAAATACGATTTCTTATAGTGTTATCGGTTTCCTTGTTATATTCGATAATGGCAATTTCTGTATCTTTTGTAAAATACATTTTAGGTTTGGTCTTAACCGGAGTGTTAACATCATCAACAGCATTATCCTTTTTTGTGGATTTGGTGGTCAATAACTTATTATTAGTTGGTTTCTTGACCAACTTCGATACTTCTTGCTTGTTTTTTGTTTTTTTATTTTTAACAGCGTGTGACTTTTTTCTCATTTGGTCTTGTCCTTTAGATTTTCTATTATTGATAGAATTTGAGAAAAAGCAAAACCTACATCATCATCCCTTGAAAAAATATTCCTGTTGTCCACTTGTTTTAATTGCTGATATGTATCTTGAACTTTTTTATTAAATTCAATCACCCAATTTTCATAAGTATTAATCTTCTCAGATTGAATACCAATTATAATATAACACGCAATTAATCCGCAAACGGCTATAGTTAATAGCACCGATAAAAGTATAACTGTAATTAACATAAAATTTAATAGTCTTCGCTATCGTCATATTCGTCTAAATGTTCCTGCAAATATTCGATGGCTTCATCCACATCGTTCCAATCAGCAGTTTTAGACGCTCTTTTCAATAGCTTTATTATTTCTATAATATCAGATTCATTCATGATTGTCAATAAGAATAATTAATATAATACATATTATATAGATTTGGAAATTGTGAAAGATTTTTTATATTTTAAAAATGAAACATTCCTCTTATTCCACTTGGTTTTTTTCTGCGGTCTTCCTTGGCAGTTTCTACGGGTTTTGGTGGTTCTGGAACAACAGCAGGAGTTTCTTTTGTTTCTGGAAGAACACTTTCTTTCTCAATTTCTTGTTTTGGTTCTGGTTGTTTATTTACAGTTGCTGTATTATATGCCAAAAGTAAACATAATGCCAATGGGTCAAATACCGTAATCAATAATACAATAAACCATTTGACTGTGGTATTTAAATCTAAATGAATAGCATCTGCTACAAATTTGAAAGTAAGAATATCTTTTTTGCCGCTGGTTTTTAATTTAATATCCGATATCTGTCCATCAAATGTTTGCAATTCACCAATACTTTTTTGTATAATTTGATTTTGATTATCAATGTCGTTATGACTTTGTTCAATCATGTCTTGAGTCTGTTGTTGAATTTGCGCCAACTGTATTGGGTTTCGTGTAATTAAACTATTAGTCATGGATTGATTGAGTCTGGATTCTTGTTGATTTCTCAATTCAGTAATTTGTGCTATTCTTTTACGAGCATCATCAATTTTACTCTGTGAATAAGTTTTTTGGTTTTCTATAACCGATATTTTTTGTTCAGCCATAGTATTCTCAATAGCAGAAGTTTGATATGCACCACTTAAATAACCAAATATACCAAGTGAAGTAATAACACTCAATACGACCACAGCAATTATCAAATATATTTTCAAGAATATTTGAGTTTTTTTCCAAAATCTAAACAGATAACTTGTAGCGGTTAATTTACCGAATTCCAATGACAAACTCATTATCATTGCAGCAAT